GTTGTTGAAAAACTAGTTAAAGGTATCGGAGACATTCTACTTTCAATAGTTGACATCATTGGTAAAGGTTTTGTTAAACTAATGACCTTTGCTGGTCAAGGTATCGCCGCACTATTCAAAGCACTAGGATCAATTCCCCCACAAGCACTTCTGATAGGAGCAGCTGCAATAGGTGTACTAACACTGGCATTTATGGGATTGGGTAAAGGTCTGCAAATGATGACCCCTGCTATCAAAGAATTGGCAACCATACCATTTGACAATTTCCTATCACTTGCTGGTGGTTTACTAGTTCTCACACCAGCACTAATTGCATTTGGTGTTGGATCTGCAATTGCCACGCCAGGATTCTTCGGTCTAGCACTCGGTGTTGGTGCATTAGGAGTAGCATTACGAATTCTTGCCCCTGCAATAGAAACCATAATACCACCCATCACCGACTTGGTAGGTGGTCTTGGAAATTTCGTTACTACAGTTGGAACAGCAATAAGTGATTTTGTTACTAACTTTGCCAATTCATTAGTCATAATGAATGATGCTGACTTTGGACATCTTGCAGGAGGATTTGCAACTCTAGGAGTTGCGCTAGCTGCATTTGGAGCAACAGCATGGGTTGCTATACCTTCACTGCTGGCATTAGGAAAAGCATCTAGTGGTCTTGCAGATTTAATTGATGTACCACCAGACAGATTTGATGCACTTAGAGAAAGTTTCAAACTATTAGGTAAGGCGGTCAAAGAATTTGCTAAGGATGCAAAAGGATTAGGTGGTACTGTCTTGGCAATGGGTGCATTAAGTGCAATTCCATTTGCCAATAAATTACTAAAAACAGGATTAGAAACAACAGAAACAAGAAATGTGGTTGATAGTTTTAGAGGTGGAGTTGCAGAAGCAATTCAACCAGTAGACATCGTATCGTTCTCTGGAGCAAGAACAGAAAGAGGGGTGGAAATGTTAAGACAGGCAGCTGAAACTGTTGAGATACGTGATGAAACTGCAATGAATGCATCGGGTGCAAATGTAGTTACAACCGCAGTGACTGATGCTAGTTCTGTTACTAATAATGCACTAATCGTGCAAGACTCACCTACCGATTCTGGTTTCCGAGCATCAGTAGGAACTTATGGGCCATAAAAAATGCCCAACATTTCTGTTGGGCATTCCAGTAGAGTACTATTCTTACTGTTCGTTTGCTAAGTTAGCAAAGTAGGATAAGGTTTCATCACCATCCGCACTTACTGTTTCAGCAGTTACTGGTGCTGGTGCTTCTTTAGTTGTAAAATCACTTGGTTCAAACCTAGTTGCTGGATCTTCGACCAACCCCAAAGTCCTATCCAACTTAGTCTTCAATTCCTCATAAGACTTAAAGTTATCCCGATCAAGTAATTCCTGTAAACTATACTGACCATTCCAAACCTTTTCCAATTCATCATCATCATTAGATAACGGTGCAACTGAATCAAATTCGGACTTATCATAATTAACGAAACCATCAACCATCCGAATCTTAATCTTGAAGTTTGCTCCACCCCAAAGATCAAAAGGATTAATCGGAATTTCATCCTTAAATTCTGGATTCATGAGATCGTTAATCTTATCAAAAATCTTCTTACCATACTTAAACAACCGAACTTTACCGTTGTTCTGTGGGTTTGCTGGATCTTCAATAACATAGATATTACTATAGTAGTTCAACCTACGTTTCTGCTTACGTGCTTGCTCCTTCCCTGATTCTGTTCCATTATTCCACAAGGATGAATTGAATTCACTAACAGGATCTTTCTCATTAAAAGTAGTCAACGAATTCTCAATATACCAACCACCTTGTCCTTGAAAACCATGCGAAAAAATTCGTATCCATGGCGTTGATTCACCTTCAATTGGTGGTAGGAATCGTATGACTGCATATCCGTTTCCAGACTTATCACGTTCACACTTCCAAATTCGTTCATCTTCAAATGAATTGCTGTTGTTAGATTGGGTTTTTTCTAATTCGGTGGAAAGACTGTCTAAGAAAGACTGTCGATTTTGCTTCATGGATTTAAATCCACTCATATTCGTATTCTCCGTATTTCGTATGCGTTGTATTCTGCTTATTCACACACAACCAACTCTTGATTGTGTAATAGTAATTATACCATATTTTTCCTCAGATGTCAAGCTTATTTTTCAATATTTCACGAAAAACTTTCACATCAACATCGAGAAATCCAATATATTTATGACACAGTTTTCTCGTTTCTGGCCACATGATGTCATCTTCGATCTGACTATCAAACTGTGGAAAGAAATTCAAAATCTGATTCACAATAACAAATGTTTCCAACGATATATCCCCACGATAGTACATGGTTAATATTGTCGGATTCTGTCCATCTTCAACCATGAACAATTGGTCTAAGTCGGACACATCTAGTAACTTAGATATATCCGACTTGAATTGATAACGCAACCTCTGTGTTCGTTTTCTCCAATCTTGATAAACCTGATCTGATTCTTCTGTATGCAGACCACCATATTTATCACCACTGGAGAAATTTGCTACAAAAAACTGCATTATATTCTTTTCGTTGTACTGTCGAGAAAGATGATCGAACCTGTACTTATCCCTTCGTTTGTAAAAGGAATCGTTACTTGCCTTTACCTTACCGTTGTACTTGAAATAATCATAACTCTTGCTAATAAAATGTAAACGAATTGCCATATACACTTTATAGCATTCCAAAGGATTCATACAGGTAACGCACCCGTTCTTGGAATTAGATTCATATCCATTGCTTCCAACTCCAATTTATCCTTCAGTGACTTATTTAATAACTTTGGCACTATGTCAACCTCAATGTCATTTTCATCACAAAAAGCAAACACTGCATCAACATAACTACTCAGTTCCCATTCAAGTTTAATTGATTCAACTCCCAGAGAAAAACTTTTGCTGGTATGCTTAGTTACAACCTCTAAGAATTCTTCTTCAGTTAGTGCCATCTAATCTTACCCCTGTAAAAGTTGCATCACTGTTTGTGACAGTTGTTGTGCCTGTGCCATGATAGCAATTGCTGTTTGTTGACGTATCTGATAATTGGCAAGAGCTGCCATCTCAGCAGCTTCATCGAAATCCGTGATGGTGGCAATACTTTCTTCATTCATGGAAATCATATTACCCAAATGACTGATAGTAAAGTTAAACCGTTCTATCTTGGAATTGACATCAGATGCTTCTGCCTGAGTAGTTGCAATGGCCGCATCTATTCTTGCCAAAGCATCACCAGAAACAACAGAACCACCAACAGACATGGCAGAAACTGATACAGTATCACCTTCAACGTAAGTTCCACCTTGACCATTATCTTGACCAATCCGAGAATCCCCTGCTTCCAATGTAACCGTATGTGCAGACAACTTCAATCCATCAAGGGTGAGATCTGACAATTCAATATTGATGGTGTCGGTATCCCCCGAACCTTCGATAATAACATCTCTATCACCAAAAGTACCATCCAGTAATTCAACCCCATCATAAGCCGTATTCTTTGCCACATAATCTAGTTCCCTTACTAATGCATCAAATTCATCAACCAACCCTGCTCTAGTATCACTTGTCAAATCCTCATTTGAAGATTGAACTGCAATCTCTCGCAATCTGCTTAAAACACTATTTACCGAACCAATACCATCTTCTGCTGTTTCCAACAAATCCTGACTTTGCTTGACTGTACTGTTTGCCAATCGTAGCATACTCAGAGTGGTATTCATTCTTCCAACTCTTGCCTTATCAGCAGAATTTAGATCTGGTCGTCCTTCTGCAATCTTACGCATCGAATCTTCCACATTTCTGGTTGCCAATGCATATTGCCTGTGTGCGCTTGCTGTTATTCCACTAAGATTCATACGAATTCCCCTTTTTTCCATTACTATGCTATTACGTCTAAGTTAGAACCCCATTTTCTTGGGGCCATAACATCGTTATTTCGGTTATCATTAGCACTTACCATGTGCTTATCCCGTTCATGGGTTGCCAATTGGGTTTGGACGTTCACTCTGGCAAGTTCCTTTGCCGCCTGCACTTCTTGGAATACTCTATAATATTCCATAGTTGACATCTTGCGAACTCCATACGTGTTTATCATTACTACCCCCTACTTTAGTGCATCAAACAAAATTGTAGAAAACGTTGATGGTGGAACACGTTGATGCCTACGTTTGTTCAAATCGTTTTCTGGTTTTATAGATTTCTCTACTTTCTCTACTCGTTGAACCCTTGATTTATTAGGTATCAATAACCTTTTCCAATTAAAGTTTGGTATCCACATAAAGCACACTAGACGAATCTATCTCCAAAATCTTGTTTGTAATCTATGATCGGTTCTGTTGATAAATCAACATCAGTCCAATCACTTTTAATAAATGCCGACCTTGCCCATTCACCCATACGTGAAAGTTTCTGTGATTTGTGTTCAGTTATTATTACTTCCTCAAACACAAACGGACGACCTTTCATCTTAGTCATAAATTCACCTGACTTACCAAATACTGGATTGCCAACTTTAATGACCTTTTTGAAGCCAGGAAAATCGGAATCATTTGTTCCAATCAATCTACCATTCTTGGCCCCTTTCTC